CTCCACTCACACGCTAAAAAACTGCTGCAAGATTCGCCTATGTCGTGATCAACTAACTCCCGCCCCCCCCAATCCTGATAAACGCCCAACGCTCCCAACACCCGCCTCTCTCTCCCGTCGCTTCTCCATCGCCCCGATGATGGATTGGACTTACTTACCGCCACACGCCATTAAATAAAGGCCAAGATGGCAGCCAAAAAACCTCCGTACCAATTTCGTACCAACAATATTCGCCCATCATTAAATTCTGCCTCCTTTCGCCCCCCCTGTAGCAAATTTTAAGCAACCGTTTTCGGCTCCAATCCGGAGCACTGTCGCTACTGTCAAATACTTTTGTGCATTGGCGCCCAACCTCCATGAATCCACCCGATCCATGAAGCTTTCAAGCTGCTAGTCTTTTCTTTTCACGGAGGAACCACGCATGCCGAATTCAGATCTACTCCCCTCTCTGCTCTTCAAGATCAACGAAAACCAGCTGGCTCTCGAAGCAGCCATCATGGAACTGTCCAACTGGGTCGAGCAACGAGGCGCCGCCGAAGTGGCGGACAACGTGCGCGGAGCCCTGGACACCATCGACAAGAACGAGGAGTTCATCAAACTGACGCTTGCGGTGCTGATGTCGCCCGAGTGAAATCTTACAGGCAGCTATCGGTCCAGGCTGTGTGAAAACGCATGCGCCAATTTGAAGTCTGCGTTGCTACGTAAAATCTGCCAGCGTTTAGTTAATCAGCCAGACCGGAAATTTGCGTAGGAGCGCGATTTTCGTTCCAGCGCTGACTGTCATACCGGCTCTAAAACGTTTTCACACAGCCTGGGCCAAAAGCGGCCAGGTACGTGAGTTAGAATTCAAGATGTTGATTGGGATTCGAGCTCCTCGCGCGCCGCTGAGGAGGACGCTCTTTTACCCAGAGTTCCCCCGCTATTTTTAGAATAAAAGGAGCTGGTGATGGCAAGAGATGATTTCGCACCGACGGTAGTCGCGGCGCTTGGGAAACGTGCAGCATTCATATGCTCGAACCCTAATTGCAGAAAACAAACAATTGCACCTTCAAGTGCAGACGCTATGAAGTTCCTATACATCGGAGCAGCGGCTCACATTACTGCTGCATCCCAAAATGGTCCCCGTTACGACTTGAACATGAAGGCAGAGGATCGTGCGGCGATAACAAATGGGATCTTCCTATGCCGGAGTTGCGCCGATCTAATAGATAAAAATAAGGGCATCGATTTTACGGCTGATGAACTGAGATCTTGGAAAACAGATCATGAGGAATGGGTCTCAGCCAATTTAAATAAAACACCTGGAGGCGTTGGAGGTGATGGCGGAGAAGGCACAATCATCGGCAACAGAGGTACTGTAATCGGCGGAAAGGGAGGTGACGGAGGTACAGCAGGAAGTGGAGGGAAAGGTGGTAGCGGATTCATACACGGTGATGACGGGATAATAATAGGGGGAGATGGTGGAAACGCCGGTACTGCTGATGGCCGCGGCGGAAAGGGCGCGCAGAGCCCTATGCAGCGCTATGGAACTCCCACGGATCTATGGGGGTTCGGAAGAGGTGGCTCAGGGGCTAATCACCCTGAGTACGACCGCCGTCTCATCTTATTGGCTCAGTTCAGGCATGAATACGTAACTACACTGCCCGATCATGCTCCGTATGTTCATGCAGGAATCGACGTGGTTCCAGCCGACTGGATCAATCAGCGACTTGCGGAATGCAATGAATTGTGGAGAGTAGAAATGGGAGAGTTTGGATACACACTTCCACCTTTAACATCAGAAGGATAGTGATCCGAACCCCATCAACTCCCCATAGGACCGCTCTAGACCAGCATAAACGGCTTTTTTGTAAATTGCTCAAGGCATGCTGCGGCCTGTTGTAAAGAGCAGCTTCGGCGTCGAATGCGGTCGCTCGGATTTCCGGTAAAAACGGAGGTATGGATAGGGATTCGAACCCCTTCGCCCGAATCTGAGGACCGCTATAGACCGTTGATGTTAGCGTTTTCGTGCTCTGTGTAAGGTTTGCTGCGGCTTATGACGGCCCCGAATCTGCCCTAATTTTGCCCTAAAAGTTTCCATTTGATGGACAGGTTCAGGCTGAAGCGGACAAATGTTGCTGATCACGGTGGTGAGGATTGATACCGGACTTCATCAGCGTTAGCCTTAGTCAGTCGAAACACCACGAGCTAAGGGATCTGCAAGCAAGGTGTAAAAAACCACCAACTTTTCAGCGCCAGCCCCACTCCAGAGGCATCCCACAGGCTTATACAAATCATGTTGTCCACCAGATGGTGCGTTTTAACGCGCCATCTGGTGTCTGTTTATAGTTAGAGCTCAAATGGAGACTATCGTGGATCGCGTCAAAGAAGACATTCTTACGTTTATGGCTGAATCCGGCACCGACATTGGACACGCGCTCGCAGCACGTTCGTTCTATCTCCAGCGCGTTCAACGCTACACCCCACCAGAACAAGAGGCTGTCGTCCCAGCTCTGGAATCACTAGTCGCCGACGGGTGCCTAGAAGAGCGTGGCGGGAGTTACTTCTTGACCGAGAATGGGTTGTCACGCGTTTATCCCGGCGGCGAAGTACAAGCAATCGCCGAAGTTAAAGCAGACCTACTTGGTTTCTTCAGGTCCAGTAACGCGAGAGTTGGCCACGCACTTGCTGTGCGACCCTTTTTTGCGCAGTATGCTAACCGGTACAACCCGTTGCAAAAGCGTGCGATCGATAAAGCTGTAGCAGCACTAATCCAAGATAACATCCTGGAAGAACGAGACGGAGGTCACTTCCTCGCGCAGGCTGGCTACAACCAAATATATGCTGTGTGAGTTCTAACAATTCATTCAAGCCGACGCCGCATCGCTCGAGCTCTCTGCTCCCGCACTAGTATGCTTCAAGCTTTCCGAACGAAGTCGACGCCATTCATTTGGTCGCCTTTGCTCTTGGACAGCTTCGAGCTGTCGATGCTGGACTATAAAACTCATCAGGATGAAACAGTTTATGCACGATGACTTCGAGCTCTACCTTCCAAAACCTTCAGAAATATTCGACACCGCAGCTGCCGAATGGGGCGTTGAACGATGTGAATCAGTGCGGACATCCGGGTCTGTAGTGATTGTTGGAGCAAACGGTTCAGGAAAAACCCGCTTGGGCGCATGGATTGATTTACATTCTCCCCAACATGCAAACGTATTCAGGATCTCAGCACAGAAATCCCTAGCCATGCCAGACACAGGGAATGTAATTTCTTTAGTTGCCGCCGAGGGTGACCTAGTCTACGGCTCAGCAACGGTAGAAAGGCAACACTCTCGGATCTACAAACTGGGACACCGCTGGGGAAATAGGCAATCCGTAAAACCATTAGATGACTTTAATAAACTGATGGCGTATCTGTTCTCAGAGCAAGCTCAGATAAGCACAAAGTATATGGCTGACTCTAGGGAATCAGATCAAAGGGTTCCTCCGCCAACGACGAAGATGAGCTTAGTAAAATCAATATGGGAAGAGCTGCTGCCTCACCGCGAATTAATAATCGGCGGAGCACAAATTGAAACCAAACTAAAATCCTCTGAAGATGCGCCGTATAAATCTTCCGACATGAGCGATGGCGAACGAGTACTTTTCTATCTAATTGGACAATGCCTTGCGACCCCTAAAGACGGTATCATCATCATAGATGAGCCAGAACTACATTTACACAAATCGCTACAAGCCCCACTCTGGGCGGCCGTCGAACGTGTCAGGAACGATTGCTTATTTGTCTATATTACACATGATTTGGATTTCGCTGCTTCTCAACCAGCCACCACAAAAATTTGGCTAAAGTCTTTTGACGGGAAATCATGGGACTGGGATATCATCGATGGTCTGGTTGGATTACCAGAAGAATTGTTACTCGAAATATTAGGTAGTCGGAAACCTATCGTTTTTGTTGAAGGTGACAACGGTAGTTTTGACGTAGCACTGTACCGCGCAATTTTATCAAATTATCTAGTGGTCCCCAGAGGCAGTTGCTCATCTGTAATAAGTGAAGTTAAAGCATTACGGGCAGCCGAGCAGTTCCACCATATAAATGTCTTTGGAATCGTCGACCGAGATAGGCGAGGAGATGCTGAAATTGAGTCGCTTGAGAAGGACGGGATTTTCGTATTGCAGGTTGCGGAAGTCGAAAACCTTTTCTGCACCAAAGAAATTCTAGCAATTTGTAGCCACCGCCTCGCACGAAATGAAATAACTGATTTTGAAGCTGCTCAAAAATTTGCATTCGGCAAGCTGCGGTCGGAACTTGAAAACCAAATATCACTAAGAACCACCGCAGAAATAAAGTTCAAGCTAAATTTACTCAACGAAAAGTCTGTGGGCCCACAAGCACTGAAGGACGCGTTAAACTCTTTGACATCAAGCATTGATATCGATAGCTTGTACAAAGAAAATGAAAGCTTATTAATCGAAACGATAGCGCAGAATGATTACACCGCCCTTCTTAAATACTACAATCGCAAATCACTTTCATCTCAAGTAAGCGCGATATTGGATCTAAAGGAAAAAGGCCTACCACAACTTATTCTTCGCATTGCAACAAGTGAAGATACCGAAGTTATTAAAAATGCTTTAACGCCTTATTTCGGAAATTTCCCAGTCTAAATCAAGCTTTTTTATACCTCCCATCCTGCCTCTAGCTCACATCCAAATATTGGTCTCATTCGTGGGACCGATTTTTTCTGAGAACGCATTTTTAAACCACTGCTCACCAGTCTCCCAAGCTGATAACGAGGATTCGATTCCCTTCACCCGCTCCACTATTTTCAAGGCGTCCACCAACGACGGAGCGGTGTCCCGTAGGCACGGGTGTCAAGTACTGGGATGCCATCAAAGCGATCTTTGGTGGCGGACCCGGTGCCGCATAGATGTCCACGAAACAATTGTGAGTTTCACCGCACGGCGCCCCCCTCTCCTGCGCTTTTCTCAGCCCAAACGAAAAAGCCCCGTAGCTTCTCAGCTACGGGGCTTTTCGATTAATGGCAAAGAAAGGGATTCGAACCCTTTCGCACGAATCTGCGGACCCCTATTGACCTTTGAGAACAGTATTTTTCTGCTCCGTGAAAGGCTTGCTGCGGCCATTATCTGCAGCAATCAATCGCAAAAGATGAAAACCTGGCCTAACGCCAGTTTTTTATCTCGTAAAAAACGCCAGCAACTATTGCAACGGATCGAGGAGCGCATTATCCCTGAATCCGGTACGCTAGATTCCCTACTCACACGCCGGCAGGATGTAACATGGGCATATGGGACAATGATCCAGTAAAAGATTTTGCTCAGAAACTTTTGATTCAATTAGGTCCGAATGAAGATTTGCCAGAGTCAATAAACGGATTTGAACTATCAAGGGATGACACCTTTAAAATAACTCTCAATGTAGCATCAAGCGCAACCGATAAACCCAAACAAAAAAACATTCCGCTGGGGCATGTTTATATTTCGAATAACAACATCGAATTAAAAGGACGACGTGGCGGCGGCGAACTCTCAGGCGTCACCTTACGGGGTGTCAATACAAAACTTTCAGCACACAATGTAGACACCGCCACGACATCTCGCTATAGCATTGATCGCGTCGAATTCAAACTCAGCGACAACCCGATAAATTTTACCATTGATCGCATAGCCAACTTACCCTCTCACTATATTTGGCCACATAGCTTTGAAGAAGAAAAATCTGGACAATATAAGCGAACCTTTAATGGTGAACCCCCTATAACTGTCGAAATCGATTCGCCTGGCTACACCAATCTATCAGCGTCTTGCGCTAAACTTACACTAGGCGATCATACTGTAATCATCGGCACGATGGAAAGTGACGACATCCCTAAAGCGAAAAACCCTGGCTACATTTTTTATACTGGAAGTCCTGATCGCGCGACACGTGAAGCGATCCGCTTTAGCCTAGCTTTCGCCTTCGGACTACCCCTCATTCACTTTGGCACCTGCTCATACAACGAAAGAGGTAGTTTAATCGCTTTCGAAGCAGTAACACCTATGACTATAGGGGATAGAGCATGGGGTATCCCCTCACAGCCATTCGCACCAATAACGTTCGAACAGTCTAACTTCCTAGATCATGGCAAGTTTGAAAAACTTGCACGTGCCTTTTTCGACAATCATCACAAACATCTTCCACATGCTTTTCTCTTTCGTTTATGGTATGCAGAGGCCTCTCCATATCATATGAAGCCCGCCTATTATGGATCAATGATAGAAACAATCCAAAAACGCCAAATTAAAAGTAGCGACTTATCAATCAGCCATACAATCTTGCCGAAAGACAATTATAAAAAAATCAAAGCAACCCTCACAAAATTATTGCAGAAACAGCAACTAGACAAGGAGCTTCTTCGCCTACTCCAACAAAAAATTGACAATGGAAATAGTGCCTCGCAACGGATCATCTCGGAGAGATTTTATGCAGCCATGGGATTGTCACTTGGCACGCTTGAAAATACCGCATGGAACAAACGCAATGATGCCGCCCACGGAAACGAATTAATACCTGGAAGCGAAATTGAACACATCCGTTCCACAAAAATTTTAAGAATCATACTTGGCAGAATTATCTTAAAATTAATAAAAGGTAGTGAACGCTATATCGACTACTATTCCATTGGTCATCCCGTTCGAGATCTCGAGACACCGATTCCTGAGACGATATAAAGTTCTTGATCCACTTGTGTTGACGCAGGTTTTACCCTGATTTTCATCAGTGCACGTGCAAATACGTCGCACTGATTTGCAAAAATATGCATAAAAATGCTTGATCTCCTTTGCCAACGACGCGAGCGGTGGCAGCAGCGCGCAACTGGCCGCGTTAAAAGCGCTGGGACGAGCTAGCCGCAACGGGTAACGCGGCCTATGTTCAATCGCCCCGACAGAGAAGGCGCTGCTGGTTCAAATCTGCCGGGGTCGTGGCAACCAACATCCCCACTTCTGGCTTACCGACGTGCTACGTTCTGGCTTAAGAGTTAACGCGATAATCATTAGGGGATAGCGATGGCGAGCATGGAAGAGAAGTTCTTGCAGCAACGATTGGCCGAACTCCGCGCCAAAGATCCACGCGCCGGGCAATTCACCGATGACCTGTTTGTCGCCCTAGACTTCAAAAAGATGGTGATGCGTGACCGAGACGTGGCGCGAAGCATGGTGTTTACCCTCTGTATGCCCTTGGCTAAAAAGCCAGCACAGGCCGGAAAACTTCAGGGATGGCTTCGCCAATTCGTCAAAGACGGCGCGCTCAGCCAGCTGCAGGCCGATGCGTTTTGGCAGCGAGCCAATGACCTGGCGAATGCTCCGCAATGAAAGCGCTGTCTGGCTCTATCGAAACATCAGCACGTGGGCCAGCATGACGGCCGTTGGCAAGTTCGCCGACCACCTCGGCATCAAGGGTTTTGCCGTCGAGCTGTGAGCAGCTTAGACGCCCCGGGCTTCTGCCGCCTCCACGGCGTCGGCGTCCTGACGACACCGGATTGACGTAAAGCGACTGCTCGTCGCCTCCCCCTCGCCGGAGGGCCACGCCTACATTACTGTACATCTAACCAGTATTTGTACAGCGGACCCGTTTTCATGAATTTCGACCAGGCTAAAGCGCTGAGACTTCAGCAGTGGCGATCGACCCTCGACGACCACGACTTTCGCATGCAGAACCCCGAGGCCCACCGACAGACCCTTCATTCAATGAGCGCGACCCTGGTCGTCGAGGGGTTGATCGATGAACTCCAGCAGTTCGACCTGAACGAGATGGCGAACGCCGCTTACTGGCACGCCGTGGAAGAATTGCAGACCACGCCGAGCCGCTACTGCGGCGCCTCGGCCTACGACGTCATACGGCACGGAAGCACCGAGCTGTTCGGCAAGATTGGGCGTTCGATTTTCTATGCCGCGAGCACGCTGGCCGACCGTGCGCGATCCGCCTATGACGGGAAAATTTACCGCGATGCCACCGGGGCGAACCTGGTGTTCACCCCGTCCGGGGCTGTGGCGAGAATCATCGAGCTTACCTTGACCCTGCCGGATGGGCAGCAGTACGACCTCATAGAAACGGGAAGAACAGTCGAGGGCGTCACCTACGAGCCGATCGAGGATCCAGACCTCTACCGCGCCTTGGTGGACGCCGCCCAAATCGCCCAGGAGTGCCGCGACCTGCGTACTTTCGAAAGAGCGCGGCCGCTTATCGACTTGGCCAGGTTCTACATCTGCCCCGCTTGCCTCGATCGTTTTGACCAGTGTGAAGATTGCCCGACCTGCGCCGGCCGAGGGTTTGTAACGAAGCCGGCGACCACTGGTCTACCCTGAATACACAGCCGGAGGGTGCAATCATGTGCGGACGCCTTTCCCAGTACCGGGGCATTCACGACTTCGTCGCGGCGCTCAGCATCCCCAACGCCCTGCTCAACTATGCCGGCGACCAGCCATTCGAGCGCTACAACGCCGCGCCGACCACGCAACTCGCCCTCTTGCACCGGGATGGCGAATACCTGCGCGCTGATCTGGTGCGTTGGGGCTGGCGCCCGCACTGGGCCAAAGACCGTGCCGCGCCAATCAATGCCCGGGTAGAGAAAGTCGCCCATGGCCCATTCTTCAAAGCCATCTGGCCGCACCGAGCCATCATCGCGATCGACAATTGGTTTGAGTGGGTTTACGAAGGCGGACCGAAGAAGCAGCCCTACCTGATCCGACATCGTGACCAGGCGCCGATCCTCTGCGCTGCGATCGGTCAGTATCCCATCGGCGAACATGAGCCCGGCGAGCATGACGGTTTCGTGATTATTACCGCCGACAGCGCCGGCGGTATGGTGGACATCCATGACCGGCGGCCAGTAACGTTATCGCCAGAACTGGCCCGGGAATGGCTGGACCCGGCCACGCAAAAGGAACGCGCCGAGCAAATAGCGCTGCTGCAAGGTGAGCCGACCGAGGCGTTCGAGTGGTTCAAGGTCGATAGGGCCATCGGTAGCGTGCGGAACCAAGGGCAAAATCTAATCCAGCCAGTCCAGTGAGATTATCCCGCAGGACTGCTGAGCATCCGCAACTGATATTTGTATTTGCCAATTGCGTTTAGGTATTAGCGATAATATTTTCCAGCAAACGATTGGAGGACTAGATACGCCAACAGTTACAAGCCTTCAATTTCCAATTCAAAATCGACTAGTCGCTCTTTTAAGAAATCGACCCCGATTTTGCTTTCTGCGGCAAACGCCCTAAGAACATGAATCAGCTCATTACTAAATCGAACTTGATCATTCTCCTTCACTATCTTTAGAACCAGCTCTAACTGCGACCGAGGATCAAGCAGTTCTGATATCTGCCCCCTTACAACTCGACCAATGTCATTTGCCTCCGCATAACTTTCAGACCTCCCATAAAGGTATAATATACGACCAAACGCTTCAACAGGAATAAAAAACAACCAAGTAATCGACTTAAGCTCTACCAATGTTGCTCTCTTTATTCTCTCCTTCGCAGCAATATTCAGCTGATGATCTGCAGGCAAATCCAGCACCCCATCAAATTGTTCTAATAGCGAAGCCGGAGCATTAAGTACGAACGTGCTCACCCGCATTCTCTGAACAGTAGATAGATATTTCCAAGCGCCAAGTTTATTCTGATACACCATAAACAAAATAGTTATCGATAAGTCTTTTTCATCGACAATCGACTCAACCACTTTTTGCAAAACGCTCGGAAATTCAGCCTCCCAAAGGACAGCATGCATTTTCTTCATAGCCAATAATGCATCAATAGCTCGGCTTCGTTTAGCCCCTATCATTTCGTGGTGAGTAACTGTTTTAGTTAGGATTTGAAGGAAATTTTTATATAATGAATTTTTAGGACGACTAAGCGGGCCAGCACTGAAAAACTCATAGACATCATCTTCTTTGGCAGGAAAATATCTGGAATCCATGTCCTGCATTATGCGCTCTAGCGCCGACTTTCCTTGCGTCGCAGGCTGTGAAAGTATTGATCTGACCGAATTAGATATATGCAGTCTAGCTAGTTCAGCTGAAGCTTCAAACACTTGAGAATCAGAAACTTGCGAAGGGTGAGCGCACCGATTTCTATCCTCAACCAATCGAACCAAATCCTGATACTCAAGATGTGAGATGAACTCAAACTTCCTAAGCGCCATTTCAGGAAGTTCCTTTTCAAAAGAAAGAGCTCCAGACACATCATGACTGTTTTGAATTTTTTCGAATCTAGCCACTTGTTCCTGAGCTGACTTGTCACCAGTAGCCGCCAGTTCTCTCACCTTATCGACAAGGTCGAATGCGACTGCGATCCAACAAGCAACAACCGAAGACCTATAGGCTCCTGCCTTGTAACATTGAACTGACTCTTTTATGTATGCCCTAGATCTTGGATCCGAGCACGTTAAAACAAGTTCGTCTAGATCAGCCAGCACATCAACCTCCAAGTCTTCGAATGCTGCATATTTATGCATGCGGCTCATAAAATCAGAAGAGAGACGAAAGCGCATCAACCTCCCAATTTAAAACAACCAATTCACCACTAATCTCTGCATTTCCTTGACGATGATTAGTGTTGGTGTAGCGAATGTCCACCTTTTCAAAATGAAAACCTTCAAAGACCCGGCGGATGTCGGGATGATCGTTGATGCTGACCATCACCTTGCCTTTGCAGCGGCGCATAAAGTCGGCCATGCGCTCATAATTCTCGAATGGAAAGTCCACGCCATAGCCGGCGGTCTGCCAGTAGGGCGGGTCCATGTAATGAAAGGTATGAGCACGGTCATAACGTTCCGCGCATTCAAGCCAGGGGAGATTTTCGACGTAGGTGCCAGACAGGCGTTGCCAGGCGGCCGAGAGATTCTCTTCGATCCGCAACAGGTTGATAGCCGGGCCGGTGGTGGCGGTGCCGAACGTCTGCCCGGTGACCTTGCCGGCGAAGGCATGGTGCTGCAAGTAGAAGAATCGGGCCGCGCGCTGGATGTCGGTGAGGGTTTCTGGGCGAGTCATCTTCTGCCACTCGAACACCTGGCGCGAGCTGAGCGCCCATTTGAACTGGCGCACGAATTCTTCCAGGTGGTTCTGCACAACGCGGTACAGCGTCACCAGGTCGCCGTTGATGTCGTTGAGGACTTCAACCGGCGCGGCCTGAGGCCGCATGAAGTACAGCGCGGCACCGCCGGCAAAGACTTCGACGTAGCATTCGTGGGGTGGGAAGAGCGGAATGAGACGGTCGGCCAGGCGGCGTTTGCCGCCCATCCAAGGGATGATGGGTGTAGACATAGAGAGCAAGACCTTTACTGTATGGATAAACAGGTGCTAGGCTCGCCGCGCTTCGTGCACGGAGTAAGAGCCTTGGCTGGACTTGCAGGGACAATCTGCAGGGACGGCGGTCGGGTTGGATGTTGACGCATCCACTCCGGCCGCTCTTTTTCACTTCGGTGTTGAGATTTCTTTGGCGTATGCCTGGCAGGCCGCCAGCGCGATCAGTCCTTGGTCGCCGACATCGGTGATGCCGATAATTCGTTGAGCATGCGCTGGGTCAAGTTGGGCTCTTGTGGGGCCATGAACCACGCCGCCGGTGGCGGTGGTGGCAGACATTGAGCCGCTGCTGGCCGAGTGGGTGGCGTCGAGTAGGACTGACAGGCGCAGATCAGCAGTGGCAAGACGGTCGCGCAGGCGACCTTGATCACGTTGGGCATCGCTCAGAACTCGGTAATGGGTTTGTTCGCTGGCGGAAAGCCGCTGTTCCAGGGCGAGACGTTTGGCCTGCTCGGCTTTTTGCTGCGCGGCAACGACCAGCGTCTGTTGGTTGAGGGCTTCTGCCTGCTGCCGGGCTTGTTGCTCAAGCTGCTGACCGTAGCGCCAGTCCTGAACCTGCCACGCTAACGCGGCAGACCCGCCGGTCAAAGCGGCCAGCAGCACACCTTGGGCCAGCAGCCGATACGGTGCCGAGATTAGGTCGATGAGACGCATAGCACCGCCCTCGCCCGAGCCCACAACTCCAGCCGATCCTTCAGGCCGTTGAGTCCGCCGTTGATTTGGCGGGTGATCGCATTGAATTCATCCCGATCCGCCAGGGCGTTCAGCTCACGTACCCACCAGAACCACGCGGCCGACTCGGCGGCCCATTGCGGCAGCTCGAGCAACTCAGGGGTGCGCAGCAATCGCTCGTCGCCGAACAGCGCCAGGCTGCAGCGCAGGTAGTTGTTGCGGCCGGTCACTTGGATCAGCCCGCGACCGCGATAGCGCTGGCCATCGCCGTCCGCTTCCGGCGTGTTACCCAGATTCGCAGCCAGGTTGCCGGTGTCGTACTTGCTCAGGTACTGATCGCCGCCCAGCTCGCGGACGTACTGCAGTTGTCCCGACTCGTGGCCGACCTGCGCCAGGAATGCGGCTTGGCGTTTCGGTGTGTTGATCTGCCGGTGGACCATCGCCGCATTGAGGGCGGATACAAAAACGACCGCTTGGCGGCGGGCGTTCGGCATGATGCGTTGTAGCTGTGGTTCCGTGACGGACATAAAAACTCCAGACATAAAAAAGCCGCACTCAGGCGGCGATGGGATGCGGTTACTGTTTCTCGATGGTCACAACCTTGAGCGGCGGTTTCGCCTCTTTCTTTTTCTTGCCCTTGGATTTGCCTTGCTTGCCGGCATTGCATTCGACGGTGGTCGACCATCCGGATTGGGTGAACACCTGCTCGACCGAATCCGCCAAGTACTCGCCATCAAGGCCGACCTTGAAGCCTTGGGCGTTAATCGGGCGCTCGGCAAAGATGTCGGTCCGGCCGGGCATCTCGAAACGCACGTCAGCGGTCGAGCGGTTGAACGCCGCCAAACGCGCCTTGGCGGCCGCCTCGGCGGCGGTCTTGTTCGGGTAGATATGCCGATCAGAATGCACCGCCGGCAGGCCGTCCGGGGCGTCCTCGTTATCCACGGTGACCACCGACAACTTGCCGGTCTTCTTGTCTTGGTGCTTGGTCGCCACGGCCTTGTGCGAGTTGCGATCGCCTAGGCTGAACTGCCAGCGACTGAGGTCGCCACGCGTCAGGGTGATCGCGCCGAACGCCTTGCCGCTGGCGGTCTGGCCCGCTTGACGCGGCATCACCAACAGCTTGCCGTCGGCCACCTTGGCCGTGCAGTCGTACTGTTTGGCCAGACGCGTGATGAAATTAAAATCCGACTCGTTGAGCTGATCGACCCGGGCGACTTTCGTCGATACCGGGCACACCGGCTGCCAGCCATTGCGCGCGGCGATATCGGCCACGATCGTCGACAGCGGCACGTCTTCCCAGCTACCGCTGCGAATGGTCTTGCCACTGCCGCGCATGTCGCTGGCTTTGCCCTTGATTACGATCGTGTCTGGTGGCCCCGACACCTCGACCGTGTCCACCGCGTAACGCCCCATTCTCGCCAAGGACGTTTCGGCATAGCCTAGGTAGATCTCGATCGAGCTGCCACGCCGAGGCAGCACCACCTGGCCGTCTCGGTCATCAATGCGCAACTCGAACTCGTCGGACTCCATCCCGGGTTTGTCAGAGGTGCGCAGCAACAACAACCGATCATTGATCTTCGCCGTTACATCCGCGCCATCGGCCACGATTCGAAACATGGGGGTCATGGATTTTGCTC